ATGGATATTCAAGCACTCCGCAAAATGCGCAACTCAGACTTTGGTGCAATCTCTAATGCATTCGAGAAAGTCGCAAACCCCCAAACAGAAACCAAGTCATATGTCGATGATCGCTTTTGGCGATTGGAAGGTGACAAAGCAGGTAATGGCACAGCCACACTTCGCTTTCTTCCACGTGTAGAAGGTGATGAACTCCCATGGGTTCGAATCTTTTCTCATGGCTTCCAAGGTCCAACTGGTAAGTGGTATATTGAAAACTCTCTAACCACTCTTGGCGAAAACGATCCTGTTGGTGAGTTAAACACCACTCTTTGGAACTCTGGTTCTGAAGCCAACAAAGAAATCGCACGCAAGCAAAAGCGTAAACTCTCTTTCATTGCCAATGTTCTGATTGTATCAGATCCTAAGCATCCTGAAAACGAGGGTAAGGTATTCTTGTTTAAATTTGGCAAGAAAATCTTTGATAAGATTATGGACAAGGCTCGTCCAACTTTTGAAGACGAGAAGCCAGTTAATGTCTTTGATTTGTGGGAAGGTGCAAACTTCAAACTTCGTATGCGTAAGAAAGATGGTTACGCAAACTATGACGAGTCAGGTTTCAGCGAACCAGTAGCAGTTTCTGATAATGAAGAAAAACTATTGGCTATCGTAAATGCACAACACAAGTTGTCTGAGTTTACAGATCGTAAAAACTTCAAGTCTTATGATGAGTTGAAAAAGAAACTCAATGAAGTTTTGTCTGGTGATTCTTTTGCAAGCAAGTCTGCTGCAGAGATTGCTGAACAAGAAGATCGTCCAGTAGCATCTGCACCTAATGTAGCGTCAAAGCCAGCACCAAAGATGCCTGAGATTAACGATGATGACGATGATGTTATGTCTTACTTTGAGAAGATTGCTAAAGAAGACTAATTAATACTGCTTAAGTATTGAGGGCTACCATTGCGGTAGCCCTTTTTCATTATTGGTACTTGCTCTTTAACCATTCACCAACAGAGGACTCTTGGTTTCTGATTGGTGCTTTAACATTGGTAACTTTCTGACTATTGTATGTTGTCAATGGAGAGTTAACCACGTTAGTGTTACCAGATGCTTTATTGATGTTCTCTTTCAGAGAAGCAGCATCTGTTGATTTCTTAGTAACCGCATCAGCAGTATTAGGTTGACTTACTGCAAGAAGTTCAGATGCCTTAGCGTAACCTACATCAACTTTACGTTTATCAAACCAGCTAAGTTTCTGGTATGCGTCATCTTCTTTGACAATCTCTGCGATTTTTTCATTATCACCACCAGCTTGTGCGCTTTTCTTAATCTGATCAAAAGCACGTTTACTAATTTCACGTGTTCCATTAGTAGACTTATTACCCTGTGCGTCAGTAGTTACTCCAGTAGCAGCTGCATCACCAGACAACATTGCCTTACCAGTTTTTGGATCAAATGTAGCGAAGTCTTCTTTATATACCGCACTACCATCTTTACCAACTTTTTCAGTTTGGGTCAATACTCTGGTTTCATCTTTGTTTCTTGCTTTCGCTCTGGCAATGGCTTCTTCACTCATACCATTTGCTCTCATCGTCTTTTCATCAATACCGCCAGTACCACTTGAAACTATATTTTGTTTATAGTTACTAGTGTCACCACCACTAGATGATGATTTTTGCTCTAGTGAACTATTAGAACTAACACGAACAGTTCCTTCATCTGGTCTGAATGGATAGTATGGACCAAAAGAGAATTTTTTACCTAAAACAGAGAATCCTATTTCTGGTATACCGAAGTCTTCAAAGAATCCCATGACTTTGTTTGCAATACCTTTGAAAAAATCAGTCACAGGTTTAAACACCTCCGTGAGTGGAGTTACAATATAGTCATTAATCAATCCAAACAATGTTCTAGGTATAAACAAGAATGCGTCAACGAGAGTACCCATAATATCTTTAATAGGTTCCCATAAAGACATCATAGATTCACCTAAACTCTTAAGTGTTTCTATAGGACTCATGATAAATTCTTGAATCTTTTTAGGTATAAACAGTACTGCGTCAACGAATGAGGAGAACATATCTGCAAAGGAGAATGAATCTAAGAATTTCTCTACTGCATCAAATCCTAGTGCGCCAGCAATCCAAGAGATAGCACCTTTGATCATGTCAAGTACGCCAAATACTAATCCATTGAATAGTCCTTTGATTGCACCACCAATTGCTCCAACAAAACCACCCTCTTCCCATCCAGCAAGCGCACCTTTAACTGTATCCCATACAGACATAATGATCATTAATGGATATGCGATTTTTGATACCACACCTGATACTGCAGAAAATAATTTACCAAAAGAACTTAACTTAGATCCTATCATCCCAAAGAATTCCATCATACCACCAAGAGCACTTTTGATAAACGATACTGCGTTACCAATTGGTCCACTAACTTGAGATATTGTTTTAAACCCTGCGATAATTGGTTCTAAAAATCCAGTAACAGCAGTCTTTATAGTAGTGATGACTTTACCGATCATAGATCCTTCGCCAAAGATTCCTTTGAAGAAGTTTATGGCACCAGTAAATATACTGCCTATTTTTGTAATGACATTATTAAAAATACCTTTCATGCTGTCAACCAGCAAAGAAACTGTAACCTCAATGTTAAATAAAATCTTTCTTAAAGATGGAAACCATCTAGACAAATACACAACCATTTTTTCGATGCCAAGACCGATATTAACAACGAAGAATTTAATAGTTTTTGCCCATGCAGTGACTAATCCAGCAATAGTTCCAGCAATTATTCCGATAGTAGTTGCTAGTCCTCCCAGTAAACTACCAAGACCAAGACCACCACCCTCGTCTGCTGCTTTAACCTTTTCTGCTGTAATAGGTCTTGTGTTTTCTTCTATCTGTTTTAATAACTTTATCTGGTCATCTTGATATCTACCTGTCTCAACTTCTGACTCTAGACTAGAATTTAAAGACTGATTAGTAGATGTTGATGTAATTTTACCCTTTGTCTGTCCGCTTAATACACCTGTTAGTGTATTAATACTAGAAATTAACTGTTTGATTACAGGTATGAGACCACCTGTGTTATCTCCTCCACCAGCAGCTTTATTGCCTGGAAATTGAATAACATTAGATCTTTGTTGTTCTAGTATTGCTTGCATTATTGTTTACTCGCTAGTCTTTGTTTTTCTTCTTCTAAGTGCTCGATTAACATATGGACATAGATTTCTCGTTCGAATGGAATCATATCTTCAATGTCAACTAGCGAGTACTTATGATATTGTAGTAAAGCAAAATTCATTTTGTAATAGTTAGTCAGACTATCATGACAAAGGTTTATTAAAAAAAACTGTCCATACCCTCCAATCTAACATGATGTGCCTTACTGCAAACTGGACAACTGTAGTTGATGTCATATGTTAGCTTTGGCATAGTTTCAAAGAACTTTTGTATCTTTGAGAACTGATCTGTAGTTAGATTGTTAATAAACTCCAACATCTCTTCTTTTGTTTGATCTTTACTATGATAAACTTCACCACCATCATAGATGTACTCTATTGATTGAGAGATAATGTTAAACACAGACTCAGTATCAGACTCACTTACATTCTGAAATTTTTTGATAATATCAACAGAAGGATACTTCATCACAACACCAATATCACCCCATAGGCTAATTTTTTTGCTGTGATCATCTTTAGACTCAACCTGAATCTGGCTCAAGTCGACTGAAACTTTTACTTTGGCTGCTTTATTTTGTTCGCCATGATCTACATCACAAGACATAATCAATTCTACAGTTTCACCTACAGACTTAGCTCTTAGTTGAGTGAAAATGTATTCCAAATCAAACATTGCAAGACTATCAATATCCAGTGGATCTGTTACGCATGATGCTATGACAGTTTTTAAAGTATTAACCATAACTTTTTGGTCTTCACTTTGTTGTGCTATCATTAATGCTTTTTGATCCTTAACTAGGAATGGACGATAGTTTACGGTTTTCTTTGTTGATGGGATCACCAGACTATAAACTGGTGTACTATTTAATGGTAAAGCCATTATTATTCTCCTTTAGACATATTCTTGATTAACTTATTCAACTCAGCAGTGCTACCTGTAAAGATAACATTGTTATTAGTCACTTCTTTCTTAGATCCTACACCATCTTTTGGTGCGTCTAATTTCTGTTTTTGCTGATGTAAATCCATAAGTTGTTGGTTCACGTCAGCAAGTTGTTTCATTAAATTACCCACAACCTCAAAGGCACGTGGATGTTCAGATTGTTTGGCTACTTCAAGTGCTTGAACTAAGGCATCTTGTCCAGTTGTTAAGAGAGAACGAAGATTACTTCTAGTGATATCATAGTCAGATTCAATTTTGTTATCTGTGTTGTCAATAACTACAGTCTCCTGCATGGCTACTTCGTTTTTAACAATAGGTGCTATATCAAACACTTCAGATAAACTATCATCAATTTTCATTTCAATCCTTATACATTATGTTGGTAGCTTAGTTGCGAATTTATTAAACTGTTGTCCAAATGAAGAGTCATTGAATTCCATATCGCTATTTCCATTATTTGAATTTTGATACTTATAGAAATTGTTGTAATACTCATTCAAAATTTGCGCATCAATAACATCATCCACTTCTAAAACACTTCGAGTTCCAGCTTGCCAATTTTTATACTGTATTGATACGTTAATTTTCATAATGTCTTTAGAAGCATAATCTAATTGAATAGAGTTTATAGCCTTTGGATAACATTCAAACATAGTCAATGTATATCGTGTATTATTTAATAAGTCTTGCACATCAATTGACCAGTCTGTTGTATATGCGTCGTAGTAGTTAAATTTTCTTGTTTCTGGATCTTGAACAGAATTTATCCACTGGTCGAACATATATTTAACATACATTTCTTTGTCTACATAAAAAGAAAAAGATGCATTGTCGAATAGTTTTTCATATGGTGTTTCTCTAAATTCACCGAATGTTCTAATTTGAGTTGTCGAGAATGAAACCCCTGGAAGTGTTGCTTGATCGCAAAGCAACATGATACTTCCTAAATTAATGTTATTCAAAGAGACAGGTGGAACAAATGAAACAGTATATCTGTTTGATCTAGACAAACCTCTAGTTTTAATGTCAGCTATAAATTGTTCTATCATTTTTATGATCTTCTAATTATTCTTTTTGATTCTTGCCACACAGCTTCTTTACTAGCCCCAACGAATCTTTCTACTGGGAGCAACATTGCAGTAGCCCAGTCATCTGCATTAATTTTTCTAAACTTACTTCTAATATGATCATTTAAGTATCGTTTAATACATGGTTGCGCAGCTGCGAATTTAGAAACTCCATCTATAGTACTCCAAGAATATCTTAACCTAGTAGTTTCATCCATTCTAGCATTAGTTCTAAAGGTAAGAAGTCTATCCAATAAAACCATTCTAAGTTGGTATGGAAGATAGTGCATATTCAATCCGATAAAACCATCTGGAGTTTTACTAAATGGAAAGACTAGAGGAAATCTATCATAGTATGGTAGTGTAGCCTTTAGTTTTGGATCGTACATGTACATGTACAAATTTCCAGGGATTATATTGCTAACATTTTGTTCTGTATTACCATTTAGTATTCTAGGAGGTGTGTAATTCTGCCTACCCAATTGGTAAACCTGTTGCTCGAACCAAGATCTAGACTTAACAGCAGCTGTCTGTAAGTCGTACTTGTTTCTTTCGAAAACGTCTTTAATAGATAAAGTGGCCATATTAGTTATTTAGTTGCCAATCCTAACTCATATTCTGTTATAATTTTAAATTCCCAACCACGATCTTTTGCGTAGGCATCTGCAGCTTTCCATTTAGCTTGATTTTTCATAAATGTTAAAGATTCAACTAAATATCTCTGAGTTCTACGACCAGGATACTCTGGTGGTTGAGTTTGTTTAGCTGGTTTAACTTCCACTAGATATGTTTTCCCAACACTAGTTGTAATTTTAAAATCTATAAAATAACGATGAATTTTTTCATCTGTTGGGCATCTATATGGAACTACTGTTTCTTCAGAACTCCATTTAATGATACCTGGATTTTTATCACACCAAGAGGCGAATTTAGTCTCCCAACTAGATCTCATTATGATATTAGTTGGGTCTCCATTATACTTTTCTGGAAATACAGGGACGTATCGTCTTTTATGGAACATAAATATGTGATAGAATAATCATCTTATTTAGGCTAAAGGTAAAAATGGCAACAACAAAAGAAAAACAACCACAACAAAAACCTAATCTATATACTCCACGTGGTGGTGCAACAACATTTAATGCAAGGAAATATGATATAACAAACTATACATATCCTGCAGACCTTATGTCTTCGAAATACGGTGGTAATTATGTAGTGTTTTATATCAATGTTGCCAGTGATTCTAAATTATTTAAAGGTTCTAATGCTGCAGCTACAGTTGAACTAGACCAGACTGAGGGAAGAGATCGTGGAGATTTAATTGCCTCTAATCTATCTAAAGACCAGTTAATTGGTGCTAATGCTGCAGTCAATACTCTAGCTGGTATTTTTGGTGGTAGCATTGTAGCAACACCAGTTAAAGGTGCTCTTGTCGCCAACATTCCTACAGTTGGTCTTGGTATTGCTGCAACTTTGGCACCAGACGCAACTCGTTCACAGAAAAGACTAAAAACTGCTATTGCTTTACATACACCGAATCAAT